TGAGCAGGATCTGTGCGGCGAACAACATCACTAGTGCGCCAAACCTGACCATCAGAAACGTCCCACCTGAGGATGTTCTTGGGGAATACAAATTGTGATTGATTGTTAATAGTAGTAGGTGCAAGATTATACCAAGACTCGGTATTAAATACCCAACCCTGTACCTGGGTATCCAGGTTGCATTCCATCAGAATCTGATAGACAAAAGCAACTTCAGGGTTTTCAAACTGTAGCTCAGGAATAGTAACAGTGTTACCACCTTGGGTATAAGTTCTAGTTTCAGTATCTGCAAGACGGGTGACAGGAGCCTGTCCAATAGCTCCTAGGATGGAATTAACTGCGGATAGTTCAGTATCGAGATCAATTTTAATAGGAGCAGCCATAAAAAAAAGGCCCCCCGAAGGAGGCCCAGTAAACAATAAATAAGGATCAGACTGCAACAGTCACATCAGATCCAGGGAAACCATCAATGCCGACAGAGCCAGCGACATAACCCTGACCAGCAACTTCAACAGCAACAGCAGTAGGAACACCGCTAGCGTTGGCAGTTACACGCAGGATCAAGCCACCACCCGTCATATTTGCATCGAGGTTGGTAGTGGAGCAGATGAACTCATCGCTCACAAATGCAGTATTACCAGTACCTGCAGTAGTCAGGGTGACACCAGTCACATCACCATCGGTGAGATCTTGGGGCCAACCCAGCAGGGTAGGGGCAATAGCATCACCAGGACCTGCAACACCTTGCTTGGTGTAGGCAGGTTGGAGGCCAGTGCGGAATGCATCCGCACCAGCAGCTCCGTTAGCCTCAGCCGTACCAGGAGCACTCAGAGTAGAGGTATCCTGGAGGGGGAGACCAGAGCTATAGGAATAAACAGTGCTGCGATTTGCAGCAGTGGCCATGTCGCGGCCATGAGTACCAGCGACAGAGAAGCCTTTTACAGAAGCCATAATTAATCGAAGTTAGAAGGGATCATCAGAACGGCGTCAGTAGTCGTTGCATCATCAACAGTAATCTGATCACCAGCATTGAAGGTGTTAGTCGTAATAGCTGCGACGGTAGCCTTAACAATGCTCTCACCAACTTGCTCATAATTGACAGTGATGGCACCAGTAGGATCTGCACCAGTGTTAACGTAAGAGTTATCAAGGGCAGCAACCACAGTGGTTCCTTCACCAGATTTATTAGCTTCGGTGTGACCAACACCACCATTGACGACAACGAGTTCATCGCCAACTGCAAGGGTTACAGCAATAGCACCCACAGTGGGGATACCAACATTGCCATACTCTACGGACGGTGGGGTGCCAAAGGTAATCGACTGGCTAATAACTCCAGCCGGATTTTCAACTGCAAAAGCAGGTGCAATACTAGTGTTATCGGGACTAGGCATTTATCTACCTCCGATCAGTTAGCAGCTTGCAGTTCGATAGCAGCAGCAGGGTTCAGAGTGCCAGCACCCATGGCCAGACGACCAACGATGATGTCACCTTGATACATGGTCTTCACATCACCACCAGTGGTTTGCACTTGGGGACCAAGAGCTTGAACCACAGCAGCGGCATCCTTCTGGTAGATGAGACCAGCATGGTTGGTGAAGTCACCACCGTAATCGTTGTTCTCACCGTCAACACGCTCAATCACGTCGTTAGTACCAGTACCACGCACCATGAAGGGCAGGTTGTTGGAACGCTTGATGGAGATACCAGCAATGCTGTAGAGACCTTCACCAGAGTTCAGGTTACCCTGGCTGTTGCCATAGTCACGGTTGAGGATGTTGGTATCAACCTGGGAGATCAGTGCATAGTACTGACGGGGGTTGAGCACAGCGAAGCGGCCAGACTTAGGCAGGTTCTTCTCATCGAGAATACTTGCTGCTTCAAAGAAAGCATCGACCAAAGCTTGAGCGTTGTACTCATTGTTATCACCCAGACGGATGATAGAACCACCGGGCTCAGGACCAGGAGCAGCAGTGATGGGGTGTGCTTCACGTGCGGCCTTAGCGATCGTACGGAAGACTTTCTTGTCATAAGCTTCAGCCAGAGCGTGGCCGATCTTGGCAGAGATCTCGCTACGCAGAGAGTAGTGAGCCAGAGTCTCATCCAATTCATAGACGAAGGCGCTGGAGATGAGAAGGTCATCCATGATGATCGTCTTCTCAGCCACTGGAGGCGCACCAGATCCCAAAATGGGAGTACCAGGCTGGTGATATTCAGCCGTCATGCGTCCAGTAAAGATGAACTGCATAGAGCGCCCCGAAGTAAGGGTACGGTTCTGCACAGTATCTTTAGCGATGCAGGCGCTTTCATACGCCTTGAACATTTCACCACTAAAAAGTTTGAGATAGGTGCCGTACTTAGTATCGTAATCAGCACCGCCTTGGGTAAGACCAAGGGACTGGTTCGTACGGTTAATACGACCAGTAGGGGTAATAGTAACGTCCGGCTTAGTATCCGGAATAGGACTCCAAGTAGTCATTATAAAAAAAGAGAATAAAGTTTTGCCGATATTCTCAAAGATCTTTGAGTTATTAAATTGTAAGGGTTTCGGCAAAAGGTTGTCGCCGCAGCGGCCAATCGCCAATACAATGGGCTGGAATTGCACCAGCCTCCTTGTCACACCTTCAGCATTGAAGCCAGGTGACGAACAAAGGAATCGTCTACGTCATTGTCGGTCTGAGCTGCCAATACCGTCAGCAGATCAATAACCAGTTTCTTAACAGCAGTAGTACCTGCAAACTTAAGAAGGATAGGCTTAATAAGTAAAAGCATCAGGTCCTCACGTTGCCGTATACAGCTACGTTGATGCGGGAAGTACCATCGGGACCATTGGTAGCAGTATGGCTAGCATCTTGACGCTCAGCACCAGCTGTAGTGGCACCAGGGCCAGTCTGCCTCCAAGACTGAAGACGTTGTGCAGCCAGGTTTTGAGCGAAAGTACCATAATCAATACCACCGCCACCAGGACCTTCCTCAGGAGCATTCACAGGAATGAATGCACGTTGAGTAGAAGACACACCATTAGCATCGTTTTGAAGAGTAGTGCCACTGCTGAAGAGAGAGCCACCAGCAAGGATGGTATCACTCACAGCATTAGAGTTACTATTGCTACCCTCTCCATCAACGGTAGGTACTACATAAAGTACCTTACTAAAAGCAGGGTTGTAACTCATTGCTCAGCCTCCATGATTTTAATAATAATCATAACCATATTTATGAAAGAGTTAGGTTGAGAACACTATTTCCTGAACCTGCGCTTGACACCGTGTCAGCAAGATCTTCCTTCTCAGCAATAGAAAGTCCCATGTCGTTCCAGGTATAGTGGATATAATTAAACGTATTATTGACAGAATACTCCTCATCAGACGTGAGGTCAAAAGTACCCTCCCAGCTTTCAGTGCCAGAAGGGTAGTCAACCACAACACTTCTATCAATGCCACGCCAGGTGGACATAGTGGTGGAGTTGGTAAAGTGGATTGTAAGGAACGAGCCGCTTATTTCAATCTTGTCAATACCATAGTCATCATAGACATCATCACCTGAACTGTAATCTTCATAGGATGAGTCATGACTATCGCCGTCAAACGTATAATTAGGAGTGAAGGCGAAGGTCACTCCCGCCGTACCTACCTAACCTTCAACTTCAACGAAGGTCTTGTCGATAACTTTGATGGAACCATCAGACTGATCAACCACAAGGAAGTAGTAAGTGGTAGGAACAGTCTCAGCAGAAGTGCTAGCGACCAAACGGTTCACGTTGTCACCTGCATCAACAACATCAGTGTCAACAGCGGAGATATCCTCAACGCTGGTCTCAAGAGTTTGAAGAGCCTGCTTGATGGTCTGGCTATCAGCAATAGTGGAGCCAGTGAAAGTACCCAGATCCTCATCGTTCTGAGCAACACCGCTGAGGGTATTCAGATCGCCTACAGCAGTCGTCAGGGAGGTCAGGGAGGTAGCACTACCCTTCGACTCAACAGCCGTCTCCAGAGCTTGGAGAGCAGCCTTGATGGTTTGACTGTCAGCAATCGTGGTGCCAGTGAAGGTACCAAGATCAGTGCTGTCCTTAGCCACACCAGACAACGTAGCCACATTATCAATGTGAGTTTCGTTGGCGTTGATCAGAGTAGTCAGAGAAGATGCAGCAGAAGCGTCATCATTCAGTGCAGCAGCCAGTTCATTAAGAGTATTGAGAGCGTCAGGAGCGCCATCGATAAGGTTAGAGACTTGAGTATTAACATAAGACTCAGTGGCATAGCCAGAGAACAGGTTTGCCTTGGTTACCTTTTTAGAGGCGTAAGTAGAACCACCATCAGCAGTGTCGGCCACATAGACCAGATCATCTGCACCAACAGAGGTAAGCGCAGTAAGCGCGGAAAGCTTTGAAGAAGCCATATTATTCTAGAATCAAAAAAGAAATTTCTTCGAGTTGTTGCACCCGTTGAGCAAGTGCAGTGAATGTAGACGAACCTGCTCGGACAATGGACCAGACAGAACCGTTGAAAGTATATGTCTGACCATTGGGATGGATGTAGGTATCTCCATCCGTAGGGTTATTGGGAAAGTCAGCCATGGTGGATAAATAAGTTTAGATGGAACGAGCAATGGTTATGTTGTTAAGCCGCCAATTTCTATCCATTGAGTAGAGTCACCATCATTGTAGTTTAGATACAAAGAACCAGTCGATGGTTTATACCACAACTGATTAGTGCCTGCATCAGCAGGAGCAACCTCACCTGTGTTAATAGTTCCAGAGGAACCAGCAAGGCCAATAACTCTCGTTCCATACTGACCGATATCAATAGATTTAACTGTGCGGGTGTATTGTCCCATGTTTAATTAGCCAATAGAAGGAGCAGTTAGTGCAACAGGAGCGGACTCAGCTGCTGCAAGATCGAGTGGAAAGTTGTGAGCATTACGCTCATGCATTACTTCCATCCCAAGACCAGCACGGTTCAGGATGTCAGCCCAAGTATTAATCGGCACGTTAATAT